CTGGACAAACTGTAGAAGCCCGGTGAAATGGCGATAAGCATCTACACCACGCTTGATAGATGTTTGGAAGAGAAGGATAGAATTACCAGGACCACCAGTAACTTGGATGGCAGCATTCTCGCTTGAATTTAACGATGCGAGTTGAACTTTCGTACCACCAAAAGAAGTTTTGACCTCTGTCTTGGTAGAAACAAGAGTGACCTGTTTGTTATTCCAAAGTTTCACAACCTGGAATGCGCTAACAGGGATAATCTCATAAGTGTCAGTGCCACCTGGTAAAAACCCATAAGGAGCGGTGACAGCCATATTCCCGTCTACCGGATTGTAAGTCGAGATGGTTCGTCTCTGTCCAGAAGCGGGACCACTTGTCAGGAGTAAATCGTATCCAACAATATCTGTCGCATTTGGAAAAATCGCGGATAAACCGGAATCTTTCACATTCGATGTGTCCACCGACGATGTGAGTGTCCCCACTTTGCCGGTTGGGACAACAAATGTATTCGTTGCCAAATCATCGACGATGACAACGATATTCATCCCAGCGGTAAAAAGGTAGGCTCCAGCCACAGATTCAACGGCTGGGACGTGTGGGACCACGGTAGTTTTAATCGTGGTTGAAAAGGCTAATAGCGCGTTTGCGGTCCCGCCTGTCACCTGGATTGTCCCAGTAAATTCATTCCAGGTGTTTGTTTGAAGTCTCACTCTCGTGCCATTTAAAACACTTGCCGATGCTCCGTTAGTCACAGAGTTTATTTTAGTGACGACTTCGAATGCCGTTGCAAGACCTGGGATACCGAAATCGGCTACTACAAAATTTACTACCGTTGGCACACCGTCGATATTAAAGTTTAATGATTCTCCACCAAAAAGAGCGAATGGAGCATCGGTTCCATTGACTGCAAATGCTCTAGTTAAAAGAGAACCAAGCGTTACCTGATCTCCAGCGAGGAGTGGGCTGACAAGTTCTATCTGTCCAATAAAGCGATTGAGCGTGTAATCTTTATTGGCTCCAAGAACCTCTGTTTCGCTGAATCCAAGAATCAAATTTGCGTTACCAATTTTGACCACACTCTCGGTTGGCGGCGTGGCAAGAACTACAGCACTTCGTTCTATTTGGATATAATATCTGGCAGCACCTCCATTAACTACGGTCTTTGCCCAATCGTGCGGGGCTCTAAATGTAAGGATACCATCAACAGTAAATCCAATTGTCCCATCATGAACGCCGAATGGGACAAAGGCTGACGCGATTGAAGAATAATACCTGAAAATAGGATCGATAGAGCCAGAAGCCGCAATAGCATTGGCGATTGCGATACTCTGGAAAGCCACATCATCATGTCCAACGTAAATCGAATCGCCGTTATTTTGGAAAAGCTGGATGTTCGAACCGCTTGATGCCGCCGCTACAGTAGCGTCAGAAAACACCAAACTCGCGACTTTCCAAACTTTACTGAATGTCTCAACAACACGAACCTTAGACTGTGCGCTTCGTTGTTTTAAAGAGGCGATACGAACACGAGTTCCTACCGAAGAGACATCGGCAATGGCTCCGGTAGCTTCTGAGATCCTATCAACTACCTCTTCTGCGGTAGCTCCCGCTGGAGCTGTGAAATCAGAAGGATCGAAAAACACAAGTTGTGGGTTAAGGACATCGCCATCCACAACCAAAACCAAAAGACGTTGTGAACCAGAAAAATTATAGTTTTCTGCATTACCAGATTCAATGCTCGCCGTGATTCCATCTTTGTTGAGAAGCGTTAGGGCATTATCCCTGAGTAAATAAAGTTTCGCGGATTCTTTGGGATCTGTCGGGAAATTTAAAAACGCATTCGCAGTCCCACCAGTAACACGGATGCGATCATCTGGATTACTTCTGGCAAAAATCCGAACTCTATTATCTGAAGTCTTTCTTCCTTCATAAAGCCCAGCACTGGTGTTGATGCGCTCAATAATTTCTTCAGCCGTTGCACTCCCAGGATTTTCAAAATCAGTCGAAACAAAAGTGATGGATTCAACCACCCCATTAACTTCTACGACAAGGATTTCAAGACCATTGAGGTTGAATGGCTCTACGTTTTGAGTTTCCGCAGAAGCTTTTACTAACGGCACATTATCTATTCTTAAAAATCGTTCACCACCTGTGGCAGAACCAACAACCTCTTCAGAGCCTATATGACTACTCGTGGGGATAAACCCAGTCCCATCATCAATGAAAACTTTAACCACTTCTGAAGGGAGTGTTGGCTCAATGATAGAAGCAGAGACTACACGTTTATTTTCTTCTTCAGAAAGAAGACCGATAATCCCTGTGGTGATTGCACTCCTTGTCCCGCGAGAAAGGGATTGGATAGTGGCTTTAATCCTGTCTCGGAGTTCTTGATCTGTCTCGATATCTTTTCCGTTGGTCACACGCGAAGGGTTATTTACCTGAGCGGTTGAAAACGGTGGAGAAGCAAATTGATTAATGGCTCCAATCGGTACGTTCGCAACCGAACCAGGCTCCACGGCTGAAACAGAGATATTTGTGGTCTGGTGTTCTCCATCCAGAATCGTTGTCGCGAAATCAAGGATGAAATCGATTTGTTCGTTCAAATCTGAAGCTGGGACAAAAACAATAACACCGCCAGGGACAGAACGTATCCCACCTTGAGAAAGAATAATGCTTTCATCGGTCCCATGATCAAAAGCAAATGGAGTGGTGAGATTGAAGGTGACGTAATTCCCAAAATTTGTGATTGAAGAATAAGGAATCGTTTCAACATTTGTCGTACCGCGTCCAACAATAATACTTCCAGAGACAGTAAACCCGGTAGACGAATTCCCATTGATGGTAAGCTGTCCAGCCGCAGCGCCAGGAAGCCCCGAATAAACATTGGTCTCAACTTTAGTGAATGCTGTGTCAGAGATAGTCACTCTTGTACTGGCATTACGAGAGGGAAATCGGGTGATGCTGAACTCGGAAGCCCTCCGATCCAAGTCATCACCCGATGTAGTATCAATGGCAAAATTACGAATAATTTGAAGCATCTGGAAATATTGCTCATCGTCTTCCTGAGCGGCAGCTTCCAGAAGCGTGACAGCGACCGAGCCAAGGTTCACATCGGTAATTGGTGTTACCGAGATAAGCCTTGAAATCATCTCCCCCAGAATTTCGTTAAACGTCCTTGGTTGGAAGATAGCCATTACAGTCCTCTAAATATTCAATGTTATCGGTATTGGAACCGGCTGTTCTAATTGTCTTAGTTTTAAAATCAAGTTGATGTTGACAGTATTTCCTTCGCGTTTCAATTCCGCAAAAGGGATTGATTCAATTCTCGGATCGGCACCAAGGGAAGAGAGTATCTCTTCTCTTAAATCTTGGAGCCCATTGCCACGCAATTTCCCACCAATCTGAAGCCCTGTCCCGAATCGAAGGTGCCTTTTAAGTCCCCCACGCTCTAAAGCCAGTCGCACTGCGATGGCTTGCGTTATATTTTCTACCCCAGCCAGTAGATCAAAGTCACCAGAGTTGGTGAACGCGAGATCCCCATCCCCATTTATTCTTAGATCTACTCCCATATTTTTTTCAGATTCGCTCATTGTTTTTGTGATTTCATAGCCCTTATTCTTTTTAACGGCGAAATCTCCAACAGACTGTTGTTGCGGGATAAGAATATTGCTACCAGGAGTGAGAACACCTGGACCACCAAGCGGATCGATATATGGCGGCTTGAGATTGTTAAGCATCACGATTTCACGAAACTTGTCTACGTCCCCCATCTCACGAGCCGCCAAAGTCTGGATATTGTCATCACCCAAAATTTTGACCACACGAACGGAGTTAGGAGTTTGCAAAGTTATTTTATTTCCATAGAATTCAAAAACTTCGAGATTCGTTTCAAAGACATTCTTTTCGAAAAACAACTCTTGTTGGGCGGTCATAAGGAGAAGTGATCTCTTAAGCTGGCTCAAAGCATTAAGCACTTGAAGCTCTGCAAACGTGCTCTCTCGATTAATAGCCGCAATTGTCGGAGTTCTACCAACAACAGCGTTATAGGCAGTCAAATCCCTACCAAAAGCATCACTCAAGCTAGTCTCTGCGTCTTGTACATTTTTAATTATCCCGTTAAAAAAGGTACGAGTTATGACTGGCTTTGATGGAGCTGGCTCAAGTTCCCCGGTTCTTATGTTCTCAATAAGGTCTGGAGTAAAAAGTTTTTTTATACCGATAGTAGAACCGGCAGCATTGGCTGCGCCAATCGTTGAAGCAAGACCACCCCTGAAATTTAATACAGCCTGTTTTATAATCCTGGAAGGCGTAAGAACCAAAGAAGTGAAATCTCTCAGTGTTCGATTTATTAACCCAATAGAGCCGTTCAAAACCTTATTCGCAGTGTCCATTCCTGTGATAACCTTATCGACAACATCATCCACGGCATTCAAAAACGGTCCGATACCTTCGGCTATATCTTTGGCAAATGTTGCGACACCAACACCTTTGAGGGAAATTGAATAATCATACATGAGTGGTCTTGTAGCAGACCTTTTCATGGTAAATTTTGTTGGTTCAACAAAAATAGATTCTTGGTCTTTATAATTTTTAAAAACCATCCTAAGCTGATCAAACTTGCGAGTGTCTAATCTCTTCGCCTCTATGTACATCCTAAAATAAGAACGAAGCTCGTTGAATTCTTCATAGCCAGAAGTGCCAGATTGAAGGAATGGTCTCCCAGTATTACGACTAGAACCACCATCTTTTCGATTAGGAGAAATCCCAGTTGTCCCGGAAATTACAATATCTTTTAAAATTGCACCATGATGCTCAACAACCACCCCCCTCAAAGTAGGAGTGACTTCAACAGCGAACACTTCATCTTGTTGAAATTCGCTTGGATTTATTTGAAGTTCAAATTTTTGCCACACTCCACTATTTGTAGTGTTGGCTGGAGTTGCTGGCTTATCGGCAGTAACGACCATAAAAGCATATCGCGCCCCCTGCCCTCTCCATCTCCCGTCGTCGTAATCTGGCTTATTCGTTAGCGAAAAATCATTTACATCAAAAACCGCAGCCGGGTATTTCCTACCCTTGTTTTCACCGCTTAAAAGACCAGTGACAGAGCCAACCGCGTTAGTAATATTTTGACGAATGTCTGAAAGTAGTCCCATTTTAGACCTTTTCGGATTCTTTATTCGATACTTACACTCGTTTCGATAGTCGGATTCGGCAATGGGGGAAGCTGCGGCAACGGGATTGTTGGCACACTGGGCAAACTAGGGAGAGTAATCCCGATCGGGGGCGGGAACCCTAGAATCGGTAACGATGGCAATGGTAGTCCTGGCAGACTTGGAGCGGTAAAACTGATCCCATCTGGGATCGAAAGGCTCGGTGAGCTTGGGATGCTTGGTAAACTTGGCAGCGTAATTCCAATAGGTGGTGGGAATCCAAGGAGTGGGATTGATGGGGATGGTAATCCTGGTAACGATGGCGGCGTGAAATCAATTCCATTTGGAGCTGATAGACTTGGTGAACCTGGAATGCTTGGTAAACTTGGTAATGTAATTCCAATAGGTGGTGGGAATCCAAGAAGTGGAATAGATGGGATTGGGGATCTAACAGAGAATTGGAAAATGATACTTCCATTCGATTTCCCTGTGAAAGTTGTAACTTGTGTAGCCACTACATTGGTGTCCCAGTGAAAATAAGTGGTGTAGGCGTTGGGACTATAGAATTTATCCCAGTCACCAAATATTGATAATTAAAAAATGCTGAAAAAAGCTCTACCGGATAAGCCGAAGCAAGGGCTGTCAAAGCAGGTGGTGCCGCAATGAGAGCGGCTTGCAAAATTGTTTTCGCTACCGG